CTCCGGGAGCCTCACGGAGACCTTGCGGCGGGTCCTGGTCGTGCGGTTGATGACCGAGGCCGGCTCGAACGGGTCGGGGTCGTTGCGGAAGTCGAGCCGCATCGAGAACGCCACCTCTTCGCCGCCGACACCGAGTACGGTGCGGTCGCCGGACTGCATCCCGAAGTCGAGGCCCTCTGATGGCACGAACCGGTTGGTCCCGTCGGAGTAGAGCAGGCCCTGGGTGATCAGGACTGACTCCTGGCTGTACTTGGCGCCGAGCTCCTGGGCCTCGGAAGCCGACATCCCGAACGCCAGATACGACGGCTCGGTCACGACGGACCCGTCGTCCATCGTGTACGTGCCCTCTTGCCGGATCGGGTGGTAGCCCTTCCGCTTCATCTCGGCGATCAGTTTCCGGTCCATGCCTTCGCCGGCGGCGAGGGCCGCCCACTGATGCGTGGCGAGAGGTGACGTCTCCGGGTTGACGAAGGTCTTCGGGTCCAGGTCTTCTGGTGCGAGGTGACGGAGCGAATGCTCGGCCTCGTCGACCGACACACGCCCGAGCTCAGTCGCCTGCCAGCGACCTCGGGGAACGGGGGCCCCGTCGGGGATGTCGAACGTGACGACCTCACCTGGCGTGAGCGCCGGATGTCCGCCGATCTTCTGAACGTCCGAGATCAACAGGCCTTCGCCGTGTGCGCCTGTGTCCAGGAGCCCAGCAGAGACCTCACGGACCGAACGGACCGGTGTGGGCCGGGTCGGGGCCCAGCGAGGAACGTGGTCCTTGCCGATCACGGCCGGGTACAGGTGCCGGAGCTTCGAAACCGCATCGTCGGAGATCTCGGCGATGTAGGCAACAGAGCCGTTCGGGAGCGCAGCCGATGACAGATCGCCTGCGCCGGCCTCGAGCACGGACGCTGGGAGCGACTGCGCTCCCTCGATCGGGAAGTCGAGACCTCGACCGTTCAGCGCCTCGTAGACCAGGTTGGTTGAACCGTCAGCCTCAGGCAGCATGTACGGGTCGTTGTGGGCCCAGCCGCCACGACGCCCGACGGTCTTGCCGGCGGCGTTCGTGTACGGGTCGGACTTCAGCGCACGCCAGGTTTCCCAGACGACCGCCTGAAGTTCGTGGGGCTTGACGTTCAGCTCGGTGGCGAGCGACCGGTACGTGTCGGCGACCACGTCGTAGACCTGGTCGCCGTCGAAGAGTGACATGTCGATCGGACGGTCGTTGATGCCGCTATCGAGGCCCAGGAACGCATCGAAGGCGTGACGATCGATCGTGACAGGGGCCTCGAGCTCCGGGTGGTAGATGTTCAGGAAGAAGTTGCGTTGCTTGCGGCGCTCCGTCGAAGCGAAGATCTGCTGCACGGACTCCTGTGCGCCCTGCAGGCGCAGGATCACACCGAGGTCGGACTGTGAGACCTTGAACCCGCTGCTGCGGACATGTTCGTGGATCCGGTTGAAGACCTCTTGGTGGTCGGCGCGACGGCCGCCCGAGTAGGCCGACGGCTTCGTGATCCAGTACAGGAAGTCCGGGTCCGACAGTGGCTCGACGACCGTCGGATTCGTCATCACCCTGTGGGCCTTGACGATGTTCGTCGACCAGTCCTCGGCCTCCGACAAGAACGACACGGCAGCGACGGCACGCTGGAGCTCGTCAGAGTCGGCACGCTCGAGCCCGAACACGTCGGCGACGTCGTTCCGGGCCGACGGGTACCAGTCGGGGCCCACTTCGAGCTCGGCCGGAAGCCGAGACGGCGTGCCTGCCGGGCGCTGCCAGTCGGCGATCCCACGCTCGTAGAGAGACTTCACCATCCCCTTGCCCCGCTCGGCGAGGTTCCGGTAGTTGAGCTGACGCAAGCGCTCGGTTCGGACGTCAGCGCCGTTCGCCGTGCCGTCGGTCCAGCCGACCGGTTGGCGGGTGTAGATGATCGGGCCTTCGGGCGACATGTCGATCCGCTCGATGCGACCGACGATCCCGAACGACAGATCGTGGCCGGCGGCCTCGGTCGCAGCCGAGACCTCACGGACGACGCCGAGGATCTCGTCGGTCTCCTTCGCCGAGAGCGACTGGGGGGACGACGTGACCTTGTTCCAGAGCTTCCGGATGCTGGCGTTCTGCTCGTAGGCGAACACGCCACGCTCGACGGCCTGGTCGAACCTCGCCCAGTCCACCTGAGCGGTCTCGGCCGAGCCGACGGTCGAGACGTACCGGTCGAACACGGCACGGCCGTGCGATTCGGCGACAGCATCTTCCGGGTCCCAACGGCGGAGCCCGTGGATCACGCCGTCGTAGTCGACGGCGCCCATGATCTCAGCCTGACGAGGGTGGAGTCCCGGGTAGCGCTGGTGTGCGAGCTCGCCTGTGATCGACAGATCGGACGTGAAGCGCCTCGTGTCCCCGAGGTCAACCAGATTCTGGGTGCCGGAAGGCGCACCACGCATCAGGATGTCGGGCGTCAGCGAACGCTTCCAGGCCATGTGGGCCTCACGAGCAAGGAGCCCACCACCGACGGCCGTTATACCGCCGATCAAGAGACGTTCACGGGCCGACGCACCTGAGTTCGGGTCGAAAGCGGCCTTCAGGCCGCCGGCGATCGCACCGGGGCCTTCCCGGACGACGTCCGTAGCGCCCTGTCCGATGGAGCCCATCAGAGCACCGAGGTCGAAACCCTGGCCTTGAGGGGTTGCGGACGGCGTCAGGAAGTCGACCGCACCGCCAACGGGCGAAACAGCACTCCCCAAGCTCTCGAGGAGGTCAGACACCGGTGATCAGCTTCTGCTTCACGGTCTCCGCCCACTCCCGAACCTCCGCCGAATCGGCGTGCTGTGAGAGCAGATCGATGTACTGGAGCCGGCGCTGACGTGCATCAACAGCGCCACCGAGAGGATCGGCCGGAGGCCCACCCTGGAGCGGCGTCGAAACCGGGACATCAGGACGCTGCGTCGGCGAAGCGAGCCCACGAGGGAGACCGGACGGAGGAGGACCGACACCGCCACCACCCATGCCGCCCGACGGAGGGGTCGGGGCGGGAGACGGCTGTTGCGGCTGCTGATCGGACGACGGAAGCTGCTGCTTCAGCGACTCCAACTCTGCCTTTTCCCCATAGGTGCCGCTGGCAGGCTTGTTCATCCCCCCGCCAGCCGGAACCTGTTCGAGGACGTCAGGAGTGGTGTTACTCATCACTCACCACCCCCGATCGACGGGGTGTCAGCCGGTGTTGGTACTGATGAACGACCCGCCGCCCAGATCGGCGTTCAGCCTCGACGCAGCCTCAGGCGGCGGGGCGCCGCCACCGCCGCCGGCCAGAGCACCCAACAGAGCTTCGGGGGGCGGCACGGCAGGTGCCGGAGCACCTGGGACCGCCGGACCGGCGCCCGGCGTGATCGGTGAGCCATCGATGCCGGACGTGAGCTGCTGCTCGAGCTGCTCCTCCTGAGGGTCCACTACGTACTTCTTGAACAGCTCGAAGATGTCGTCGCCGTTCAGGCGTGCCTGTGCGATCTTCACGAGAGCGCCCGGTGGGATCGAGCCGGCCTCCAGCCCCTGGAGGAGCTGTGCGTAGGCCATGTCCCGGAGGCGCTCGACGTCGATGCGTGCACGCTCGAGCGCAACGTCGGTGATCCCATCGAAGTTCTCCTGGACGAACTCGGTCGACACGAAACCGGACTGCTGAGCCTGGATCCCGAGCACCATCGCCTGAGCCGGGTCGTGACCGAGACCCAATCCGTATTCGACACGGATCCTGGCCGACAGGTCGATGTCGTTCTTGTCACGCTTCATCACGAACTGCTGGTTCCGGAGGATTCCGTCCATCATCCGGGACTTGCCGAACTGCCTGTCGGTCACGAACATGAGCCGGAGCCCACGCTCCAGCATCCGCTTCATGATCAGGTGGTAGGTCCTGATCACCGTGTTCATCACGCCTGCGGTCGCCTCGACGAACTTCGCCGATGCGATCGCCTGATCGATCTCGCCAGGGCGGGTCTTGGGCCAGCGGCCTGCGAGGTGCATCGAGTCGACCAGCGACTCGAGCTCACGGAACACCTGGATGTCGGACACGGCCGGCGGGACCCGGCCGATCGACCCGTTCGGGCCCAACTGGATGTAGGCGCCGCCACCGTACGACATCGGACCGATCAGGTCCTTGACCCAGACGTCGGAGTAGACGGCCTGATCGGCGTAGTCGAGCACCATGCCCATGAGCCGGATGTGAGCTCGCATCATGCCGATCACCTGATCGAACTGGCCTCGGGGCTCGTTGTCGAGCGCCAGGCGCTGACCTGCGATGATCGGACAGAGTCCGTGCCCGTCTGCTGACTTCGGGTTTTCACCCCGGTCCAGTTCGATCGGATTGTAGGTCGTGGTGCCGCCAGGACGGTTCACGCCGGTCTCGTAGAGGGCGCCGATCAGCCACTCGTCCTCAGTGAAGTACTCGATCAGGATGACCTTCTTGGCGACATACCGGGCGATGTTCTCCGTGTCGAGCGTCGTGTCGTTCGGCCACTCCTCCTCGATCGCCTCCTGCCATTCACGAGGGAGCTGCGACACGTAGAGCTCACGTGCGAAGAACCCTTCACGGACGGAGTCGAGTGTGCGCCAGCCGGGCTCCGGGAAAAACGTGCGAGGATCCCGCCACTCCATCAGCGGGCCACCGGTCTCTGCGTCGTGACGCACGACCGAGCAGCACATGCCGTAGGCGGCGAGATCCATGATCGAACGGATCGTCCAGACCTCGATCTGGGACACGTCGAAGTACGAGGTCGCCATGCGCTCCATCGCAACAGCCCTGTCCTTGGCTTCCGGCTCCGGGTCCGACGGTGTCACACGGACCGACGGCACGAGGCTTGCGGCCTCGGCCGTGTCCTCGAGGGCGACCTGGATGAAGTTCGGGGAACGGTTCTCGATCTGATCGTCGTCTGGACCATCGACGTCCCAGATCCCGTTGACGGCATCGATGATGTCGTCCATGCGCTCGTTGCGGTCCGCCCAGCGCTCCTTGAACGAGATGTACTTGGCGGGGATCAGCTCGAGGTCGATCATGCGGAGACGTCCTCGAGGGTGGCCTTGAACGAATCGGGGCTGCGCTCCAGCGCAGCAGCCAGGATCTGACGTTCGCCCTCGGACATCGGCCGGCCGTTCTGCGCTTCGAACGCTGCGTCACGGAGCTCCTCGTCGGTCGCTTCCTTGGCGGTCAGGAAGTAGATCGGCTTGTCGCCACGGTACGTGCCGCACACAGACATGCCGTGTTCCTTCGCAGCAGCCGCTGCGGCGAGATAGTCGGGAGTCGGCTCGATCATCACTCCCACCCCCGGTCAGTAGACGAGGACATCGCCCGACACGTTCACGAAGTTGCGAGGCTCAACGTGGCGCTGAGGATCCGAGACCTCGTGAGGATTAGGTGCACGCACCTCCTGGTTCCCGAAGTCGACGACATGCCGTTTGTTCCGGATCCTGGCCGGGACACGCATCCTCGAGTCAAACGCAGGGAGCTTGAACCGCTGGAAGATGTCGGCACAGCCGAGCTCGGCGAACCACATCGCCATCACCAAGTCGTTGATCTGGCCCATCGGGAACTGGGCGAGCTGCTCATGGAGCTGCCCGCCCTTCTTCCGGGAGTTGACGTCCATCCACGGCACCGAGATGTTCTGGTTGTAGAACATCGGGCCCATCGCCTCGACGCCGAACTGCGGGTCCCACTTGTTGCCCTTGTGGGTGATGTGCGGAACGAACCGGACGCCACGCTGGGTCAGCTTCGACACGAGCTCCGTGTCGTACTGGAAGATCTGCGACTGGAGACCGTTGACCTCGACCCGGATCTCGGTCAACGGATACTGGTCGGCGAACGCCAGGATCTGATCCTTGATCTGCGGGGCTCGCATCTGCTTGTGGTTGATCAGGTCGACGATGAAGCGCTGGCCGGTCACCGGGTGGACCGCCAAGACAACCATCGCCGTGTAGCCGGCCTGCTCCCCGCCGCCGGCGGGGTCGACGCCGAGCACCAGACGCCACTCCGGATCCCAGTGCCCGAGCGGTCGGGTCGGGTCCTGGCAGCGCTCGAGTACGTCGAGCGGGAACGCCGCCCCGAACCCGGGCGTGTCGACGTTCTGGTAGACGAGCTGGAACTGCTCGAGCGACATCGAGTCCCGCTGCTCCACGGCGGCGTGGTACGGGAAGTGGTCCTGCCACAGGGTCGTCTCGGCCTGTTCGTCGGTGATGCACGGATAGCGCAAGGTCTCGTAGGCGGGAAGGTTCTGGAGATGCGAGTAGATGTCGCCCGGTGAAACACGTGTACCGAGAAACGCAAGCAGCCCCGACTTCCCCACACGGCTGGCACATTCCTGAGTTGCCCACTGGAGCATCTCGGCGACACGTTCCGGGTTGCGCTGGTTCTCGAGGTCGGCGATGTCGTCGAACAGCATCCGGTCGAACCGGTAGCCGTAGATGAGGGCGCCGACGCCGTACACAGAAACCGTCGGGTCCTTCTCCGAAGATGTGCGCCCAGTCACGACGATGTCGGTCGCAGACCAGTGGTTGCTGTTGTGGAACGGGCCCCAGTCGTCGATCAGCGACGGGCCACCGATGTACAGGTCCGGGTCGGTGATCAGCTTCTTGATCTGGTACAAGAAGTTCTTGGCGAGGCGCTCCGCCTTCGACACGATCGCTGTGCGGCTGTTCGGGTTCCGGCAGATCTCGTAGACCGTGCTGTACACGGTCCCGGTGGTCGACTTCGAATGGTACGGCGCCATGTTGACGAGCAGCCGACGAGTCCCCGGATGCGTCAGTTTTGCCAGGATCTCGTCGTGGAAGGCTGGCACCTCATGGTGGACGCCGCAGTCGGGACAGATCACGTTCCCGAAGTAGGTCCGGATGAACTCGCCTGGGGGCTGGATCCGGCGCTCCTCTTGGAGGAGCGGAGACGACAGGTCCGGTAGCGCAACCTCAACGGAGTCTTCAGTTTCGGGCAGAACGACGCCGGCTTCCTCCGGCGCCGCCCCACCCTTGTCAGACCGAGCCTGTTCAACTCGGTTGAACTCGTCGATCCTGGCCTTCGTCGCTGCGCTGGAGCGTTCGGCGAACTCCTTGGCCTTCTCCCGGGCCTCCTTCACGTTCACGTTCACACGGGACCGGCTCACGCCGGTCCTGCGAGCGGCCTCCGACTGGGAGATCCCGTCCTCCAACACCATCTTCACGGCTGCGTCCATGCGCTGGTGCACGGTCTGGGAGGCGTAACGTTTGTGCGTAGGGGCAGACGGCATCTCGACAACACCCCCGGATCAACCAGGGTTTCGTCGAAGGCCCTTCAGCTCAACCAGAGTTTCGTGGAAACGCATTGGGACGGCCGAACGAACGACCGAGCGTCAGCGAGGGAGTGAGTGAGGCCCGACGTGGACAGGGCCAAGAGGACGAGATCTGGGACGTCAATCAGTTCTGTAACGGTTGTTCCGTATCTGATCGATATCAGCACGAGCCGTTCCGAAGGAGTAAGGCTCGCTCGAGGGCTCCGCCCCCGCTCGCCGTTGTCTAGTTTCGTCTTCGTCAGGGGGGAGGGCTCCGCCCGCCCCCGAAGTTGACGTTGGGCAATAGCGTCCCACCCACCTGGTTGCCACACCCAGGTACCCGACCGTTCAGACAAGACAGTGACGCACGGCTCGACGTCAGACAAAGCCCCGGGACCACCGGGGCATGAAAGCTCCAACCATCTGACGGTTCGTTCCGGTGGTTAGCCGGTGGAGGTTCACACTCCACAACCCTTCGTGACGCCCGGGTCTGCGGCTGGGGCCATCCCCAGCGACGGTTCAGTTGCTAGTGGCGGAGGTGGGATTCGAACCCACGACCTTCAGGGTATGAACCTGACGAGCTACCGCTGCTCCACTCCGCTTCGACGACACCCCCCAGACGGGGTCGAGGAGCGAGAGGAGAAACTCAACCCGGTCCAGGAGGTGTCCTACCAATCGTACCGACGGCATGTGGACACCCTCCGAAACACAGCCAGCGACAGAACGGACAGGTCGAAACGAGACACCTGTTACGCACATACTGGAGACACCTTCCAGAGAGGTGAGTCGGCGGTTTTTATGCACCCCCGTATCTTGACACTGCCTACATCCCCCCTGGTCAGGGTGTGCAAGCCAGGTTGTGACGTCCTCAGTGCGTGCGCCACGGATCGAGCTGTCGAGGTGGCCAGGACGGTCGATGCTTGCTCGAGTTAGCACCCGTTTCGGGCTGTCCAGGGCCGCTTGTCGGAGGGGTGACTGACACACATACGTGTTGGCCACGCTGTTCGCTGTGTCACGTCGTGGGGCACGTCACGTTACGTCGCCGACCACGTCGACAGCCCGGCATCGGGGGCCGAGACTCGAGCCTTGACACTGGAAAGATCCCTGGTCACGTCATGTCATTTGCATTCGAGATGGGGCACGATCTGTTATTCGTGGCTTGACAGTCCAGGACAGTCCATTACGGTGGTTGACGTTCCACCACGAACGGTCGAACAGACGAGAGGAGAGGTCATGAGCGGCATCTACACGGTGGTCATCGACGGCGAGCCCGTCGAGTCGTACCACGACTACGACGAAGCGGCCGAGCACGCCCACGAGGTCGCATATCGGTACGACCAGGACGCCTACGTGGACGACCGTGGCGACGTGCTGGCCCTGCGTGAGATCTTCGCCCGGCAGTCCGCCGACATGTGCCCGTCGTGCCAGTACCACCAGGCCAACATGCTGCCCGGTCCACACCTGGGCGGTCTGTGGTGCTCCGAGGTGCAGTCATGAGCGCCACACAGGTCGAGTTGGATACGGTGCTCACGGTCGCAATCGGCCGCAATGGTGCCGATGGACAGCCGATGTCAGATCCGCAGTGGTCACGATTCCAGACCGAGACAGCGAGTCGGATTCAGGGCAACGGTGCGAAGGTCGTATGCCACGCACTCAGCGTGGCAGCGGTCGGCAGCGATGGGTCGAACGATGGCCAGGACGAAGAGTCTGCAGTGTTCGTGGCGATCAATCCGACTGACGAGCTGGAGCTACGTAGGCAGCTCGGGACGCTACTCGCCCGGTTCGGGCAGTCCTCGGCATGCTTCTCGCTCGATCACTTCCATGAGCCTGTCTTCGCCGGCACGACCGACGGCTACCGGCCACGGGTCGCACCGATCGACGACCCGTTCGCAGAGGGGAGGGCTCGACGCACGCACCAGTGAGTCCAAGACGGTACAGGACTGGTCGCCCTAAGCGACCGCCACGGCTGCCCGGGTAGGGCGATGGGAGCAGAGATCCTGCGAGCTGGTTCAACTCCAGCCCCGGCCACTCCGGCGCCATCCCGGCGCCGGCATCGAGAGGAGAGAGAGATGTACGCAGTGCAAGCACGCATCGTACGAGAGCAGGACGGGTGGACGTCGACGACGCACCTCCCGACGTTCTACCTCGACGAGAGAGTCCAGGGGATCCTGGACGAGGACCACGCCGCCCGCATCGCACGGTCGATTCTCGACCCGTTCGACGAGCGCCCGTATGACGGCGATGACGATACGGGTCGTCTGTTCGTCGAGGCGGTGGCGACATGACCGGCTACCGGGTGCTCATGAGCCAGACCGCCTACTACCAGGTGTTCGTCGAGGCTGACAGCGAGGACGACGCCAGGGCGATGGTCCTGAACGGCGACTACGACGACTCGACGTTCATCGAGGGCGAGAACGATGAGGTTTGGGATGTCGAGGTGTGGTCATGAAACTTGGCGACGACATCATCGACAGCCGGGACGTCATCGAACGCATCAACGAGCTGAAAGACATTCTCAGCGATCGTGTGTTCACGGAGATTGAGCAGACCGAATGGTTCAACCTCCGGGATCTCGGCAGTCAGGCGTGGGACGTCAGCGAAGAGTGGGACGACGGCGAAGCCCTGATTCACGACACGTATTTCGCAGACTACGCCAGGGAACTGGTCCAGGACTGCGGATACTTCGACGGTCCAGGCGTCGGCGGTTCGATCGACTTCGACCAGTGGCCGTACCGCTGCATCGACTGGGATCAGGTCGCAGAAGAGCTGCAGGGCGACTACACGCCGGTCGAGGTCGCAGGTCACACCTACTGGGTGCGTGCGTCATGAGCGTCACTGATGGGTGGTGCAACTACCACCAGGACTACTGCGGGACAGCCTCACCGAACGAGCACGATCACCTCGAGCCGCCCTGCACGAACTGCCACCCGGCACTGGCCGGCTCGCACTGCTCGCAGTGTGGCCGGAAGCACCCAGGCTCGGTCGACTGGGACGGGAACGACGAGCGCCCGGACTGGAAGCCGAGCACGTTCCTCGATGACCACATCATCATCATTCCGGTGGAGCTGCCATGACCTGGTGGTCGTGGCTCATGGTCGCCTGGCTCGGTCTCGGGTTCGGCGTCGTGATCGCCCACCATCTCTGGATCGACTACACGGTCCAGGACGGTCCAGGACCAGGGCACGGATGCAACCGCATCGGTGTCTGTGCTGCCGATCAATCCGATCTGCAGCTCTCTAGCGGAAAGGGGAGGCGAACGGATCACAAGCAATGACGTTGAGCCACAGATGCCCGGGAATGGCATCGGTGGCACTGGCACCGATCGATCTCGATCTGTGCCTGGAGGGCGAGTGGCACACACCGGGGTTCGGGTCCCCGGCGCCCACGATCGACACATCAGTGTCGACACACAGAAAAGAGGAACCCATGACACACGCACCGGCGCCGACAGGGCGCCCCTACGAGATCGAGCGGGACGGAGACTGGCATCGGCTCACGATCCAGCCCGACTATCTCCCGGCGACGGTCTACCTGACCGAAGACCAGCTCTTCAAGCTGGTCGACGATCTGATCAAGTCGACGGTCTGGCACGACAACATGAAGCGCCTGCTGGCCGACGACGACTTGTGGGCCGAGATTGACGGTCAGGTCGAAGCGCTCGGTGACCGACCGGTCCGGGTCGCTTCGGTCGACGAGCACAGCACGCCCTGGGATGAGCCTCGGGTAGCGTCACAGTTCGACCGTGAGGACTGGGCGTCATGATCACCAAGGCAACCGTCAAACGTGCCGAGCCGCACATCACCCTGGAGCTTT